TGATTTTTCTGGCAAAGGTGTGGCTGAGCATGTAGGTATTCTGGAGAACTGCTCAACGGCAGGACTAACAGTCATTGAAGCAAACACCAGCCCTGACCACGCAACTGGCTCACAAGCTAACGGCATAGGTGTGTTTCGTAGGCACCGCCCATGGCTTAACATCGTTGCCATTGCTAGACCTAATTACCCAACACCTGTCAAGCCTTCTACACCTACCAAGAACAAGGTGCTAGCAACGGGAGTTGCAGGCGCTACAGCCCTTGGTGGTGGCGGAATGGCCCTGAGTAATAATCTTGGCTCAAATACGCCTAGCGTCAAGGCTCCAACTGTTATCGTAGCCCCGCCATTCCCTGGCACAGCAGCCTTTAAAGTGGGCTATAAGACCGCAGCAGCCATGATTGTAGAGAGAGCACTAGCCAACGCTGGATTGCTACCTCAAAATCAAATTTTAGGTACATTGACAGCTGAGGATCTAGCCCTCGTGCCCGTCTACCAGAGCAAATATCCTGGGCTTAAAAAGGAAAAAGGCATTGGCCCATTCACCTACTCGTCTATGACGGCAAAGGCTGGCTCATAATGCCATTCAAGTTTGATATGACAAACCCAAAGACCGCTTTCCTCGGCGGTACGGCGGGTCTTTTAGTATGGAAAGCAAGCAACTTCGCAATAGATCCTGTACACTTGGGTATGGTTGCAACGGCAGTCGCTACTGGCTCCGCTTCACCCAAGCCTTATGGCTCACCATTGAGTGATCCAGAGGCTAGTCATATGAATACACCATACGTTGACAATGTAGAGGAAGAATAAATGAAAATATCATCACGCGAAAAGGCTCTTATTGAGCATTACATATATGCGACTATCGCTGCTGGCGTTGCTATTTATCAAACTGGCAACCATAATCTCAAGCATGTTGCTTGGGCTGCTCTTGTTGGTGTGCTTGGTCCAATCGTGGCTCGCATCAACCCATATTCACTATTCAATAAAACACTACCGCCAGTAGATCACAAGATTGTGCCTGCTAGCACCAAGTAAAACTTAATAACAAATAACCCCTCGCTTAATTGCGGGGGGTTTATTTTTTTTGCAATTTTGCTTATATTAAAGGCGACGCTATCAGCGGAGCCGCGTCGCATACCTTGGTTAAACTCGCTCCCGTGCTTACGCTCGTAGTCTAGCCATAGGAAAAAATTTCTGTCAAATCGAGAGCCACTGGCGTGTCTCATTTCAACTCATAGGCAAACCCTATCTCGGGCCGTGCTACACTTCACCTATGGAAACAGAGACAAAGATAAATCACAGATCGTTTTCCTCATTCGCATCATGGGTGCGTTGTGGAAAAGCATGGCAACTAGAGCGCGGCTTTGCCGTACAGACCGAACCAGCTTGGTGGTTTGTAGGCGGGTCAGCATTTCACACAGCATGTGAACGTTACTTACGTGAGGTTCTCGATGCGCAAGAAAAAAAATGAGCCAACTCCTATCAAGAACCTTGTGGTTCTTTATGGGGAGAAGGCAGATTACACAAGCCTTGGCCCGATCCGTATATGCCCATGTGGGTCCGATACGTGGCATGTGAAAGTTAAGTTTGCTGAAGACGACACGATTGGCTTTTATTTCTTAGACATGCAGTGTGTGCTATGCTCATCTCTCGCGCAGGCACCTATGCCAGATTGGGGACACTAATGATTGAAAAAACATATCCTATTCGCTGCTTCATTGAATCTTTTTTTGTAAAGATTGGTGAAGGTATTAGCCGCATTGGATGGCTAGCAACCAATGGTATTCCAGATGAATACTTTGAAGATAAATTTTTTAATAAGTTTGGCTACCATGAAGAAGACTGGATGAAGAGCCACTGGGAAGATGATGAGTGCTAAATGGGAAAGAAACGCGCACAGATAATTACTAAGACTGCATTTGAAAAGGCTTTTGTTGAAGCTGAAATTCTTATGCGCAAGGCTCTTGGCGACATGATCGCTAAGGAAATACTTAATGAGACTAACCCTGCTACCATTGTGGGATTGAAGAAGGCTCAAGAGATAGTGATAGGACAAAAGGTTGATTGACCTTAAAGAAATTTGGGAGCACTCGTTTCTTTCTGAGATAGGTGCTGTTGAACATAAGACTGGCACTAACCCAGTTGACTGGCGTGTTGGCGGACGTTCATCCAAAGCAAACCCTGACAAAGAGAACAAGGTTTGGTGGGATGAGAACGGTCTTAAAATGTTTGAGGATTTTGTACAGTCCTTTAACAACAACAAGTGGAAAGTCTGGATAGCACCAGATGGCACTCCTGGCATTGAAATGAAGTTTGATTTAATGTTTGGCGATGTGCGCATCGTTGCTTATGCAGATTTAATTCTTGAGAACGAAGATGGTTCATTGACCGTGGTGGATCTGAAGACAGGATCTTATACACCAGACTCTGCCATGCAGCTGGGTGTGTACGCTTCCTGTATTGAGATGCGTTACGGCATACGACCAGCCCATGGTGCTTACTACAAGGCACGTGAGGCTATCCTTGAGCCAAGCCCAGGGTTAGACCTGTGGTCCATAGCTGTTCTTACAGAACTTTTTACCCAGTTTGAACGGGGTATTCAGGCAGAAATTTTTTTACCCAATATTAATATGCTATGTGGAAGTTGTGGCGTGAAAGAGTATTGTTACGCTATTGGTGGCAGCCTTGCTCACACAGTAGATCCACTGGCACAAATAAATTTACAAACAAACAACAACAAACAAGGAGAAACAAATGGCAGCACCAGATAAAACAAAGCTCCAAGTCAACTTTAAGTTGGCTGATGGAACACTGATCAATCTATACGCAGACTCACAGGCTGAACTTGAAGCAAACCTTCAGTCAATCAGTGATCTAGCACAACTTATTCTCGCTACTGGCGGGGAATTACAGAATGGCGCAAACGTTGCTTACGCAACTAAAGCACTTGGCGGAACAGTTGTAGATGAGCCTGTATGGGCTGCTAAGTCTGCACATGCTGCACCTGCTGGCGCTGATCACACATGTAAGCATGGTCAAATGGTTGCCCGTAGTGGCGTTAAGGAAGCAACTGGTAAGCCTTGGAGTGGGTACTTCTGCCCAGCACCAAAGGGCACACCAGATCAATGCCCACCTAAGTTCAACCGATAGTATTTAGATGCTGTCGTTATCCCAGGCAGCAGTAAAGGCTACAAATGATCACGCTATTTTACCTGACCTTTTCCCCGTTCTACAGAACGAGGGAATAAGGTTTAGGCGTGGTCAACTAACAATGATTGCTGGCGCACCTAACGCTGGTAAGTCGTTGTTAGCTCTGCACTTTGCTGTTCATATGCAAGTACCAACGCTATACATTAGTGCTGATACTGACGCTTATACGACTGCGATACGATCTGCCGCCATGATTAGTGGCCATAAGGTAAACACCGTTGAAGAAGGATTTGCTACACCAGAAGGCACAGAGTTTTACTCAAAGCAATTGGAAAGCATTAAGCACCTTCAATTTGATTTTGCCCCATCCCCCACTCTTGATGAAATTGATTTATCTATACAGGCTTACGCTGAAGCATATGGCGAGTACCCACACCTTCTGATTGTAGATAATGCTATGAACGTAGTATCTATGCACGAGAACGAATGGTCTGGACTACGCGAGATTGCCAAGGCTATGCACCATATAGCTAGAGAGACTGAAGCGGCAGTCTTCTTGCTGCACCACACCAGTGAAGGTGAAGGTCAGCCAGATATGCCACCTAGTCGTAAGTCAATTCAGGGTAAAATCTCCCAACTCCCCGAGATGGTTATTACTGTTGCGCTCTTGCCATGGAATGGCGAGTTTAGGATTGCTGCGGTTAAAAACCGATTTGCAAAGAACAGCGCCAGTGGTAAACAATATGTATCATTGTGGACAGATGCTTCCCGTATGTCGATCTGGAACTACAAACAGAACGACCAACATGATTGGGCCTATTCTAGTGAGGATGATGATTACTAATGAGTACATACGGTAAGCGCAAAGGCGCTCAATTTGAAACAGATGTTCTTCGGTGGTTTAGGGGAAGACTACCGAAGGCAATAACAGAAAGGCTTGCTCGCGCAGGGGCTAATGACGAGGGTGATTTGGTTCTCATAGTCGCGGGCAGGCCCTATGTCTTTGAATTAAAAGCAACGGCAAAGATGCAGTTGCCAGAGTTTTGGCGACAAGCAACTACTGAAGCAAAGAATTATGCAAAGGCACGTGGACTTGAAGAAGCTCCACCATCCTACGTTATTGTTAAACGCCGCATGGCTGGCATTGAAGATGCTTGGGTCATTCAAACATTGGATCAGTGGGCTAGTTTTCATGACGAATAAACCCGATCTTGGCGCTATACTTGAAGCGTATGGATTACAGGTTCAAGAGCGTTACGGTTGGGTTGCTTGCAAGTGTGTTGTCCATGACGATAGCCACGCAAGCGCAGCATACAATTTAGATAAACAGCAATATAACTGTTTGGTTTGTCAGTTGCTAGGTGATGTATATGATCTAGTAGCTCGCAAGGAAAACATTAAGGAGTTTAAGGATGTTAAACGCAGAGCAGAAAGCCTTGCTAACGGAAGCAACAGAGAGATACGCAGACCACATAAGTCCGCTGGCTCTGTCCTACCTACAGGCTCGCGGCATAAGCCAGCAGGTGGCAAGTTCTTACCGTCTTGGAAGCGTGGTAGATCCTAGCGTTGGTCACGAGCATGCAGTGGGGATGCTTAGTATTCCTTACCTTACTCCTTCTGGCGTTATTGGAATAAAGTTTCGCAGGCTAGATAACGGCACACCCAAGTACCTATGGCCCACAGGGCAGAAGATTGGATTGTTCAATGTTCAAGATTTACATAAACACTCAGACACAATTGCGATCTGCGAAGGGGAAATTGACACGATTGTTCTATCTGGTTGTGTTGATATTCCTGCTGTTGGGGTTGCTGGCGTATCTCAATGGAAAGCCCACTTTCCAAAACTTTTTGAACCGTATACGCGGATCTTAATATTTGCAGACAACGACATAAAAGATGATGGTCGTAACCCTGGTCAAGAGCTGGCTAAGCGGATCAAGGAAGACTTGCCGTCAGCAGTTATTGTAGGATTACCAGGCAATCAGGACGTTAATGATTTATACTTAGCGCATGGCAAAGACTGGTTTGATGAGCGACTAGCGGCATGACAAACAAACTTATATTAGATCCTGCATCTTCCATGCGTTCTTTTTATTTTAACAAAAAAGATAAAAGAGTTTTGTTTGGTGATATTCGAGAAAAGGAAACTCACCTTCTTACCAATGGTCAAACAATTCACATTGAGCCAGATCAAGTTATGGATTTTAGAAACATTCCATACCCAGACAAATCATTTCAATGCGTTGTATTTGACCCACCATACATGCTTAGACTTAGCGAAAAGTCATGGATGCGTAAAAAATATGGTGTTTTAGATGACAATACTTGGCAGGAAGATTTAACTAAAGGGTTTTTTGAATGTTTTCGAGTATTAAAAATTAATGGAACGTTGATTTTTAAATGGAATGAAGTATCTATTCCGTTAAAAGAAATTTTAAAATTAACCCCCCCCCAGCACAAGCCAGTCTTGGGTCATCCATCTGGTAAAAGAAT